AGCCTCGAAAAGATTTGCGCCGCCGGCGTGCCACCAGCAGGCTCTAAAATCCTGCTTCATGCGAGCCAGTTTGCTGTCCTCTTTCAGCGGCGTTTCCGGCCCGTCGGACGGCATCAAAACGGCGCTGGCGACCTTCTCGCCGTCCTCGTCAAACCAGCCGGCAATCTCAACGCGATCCAGCGACGCGAAAATTGGATCGGCCAGTTCTGCATCTTTTGATTTGCGCTGCGCCACCTCGATCACGTCACCCGGCACGACGCTGATCTCGATATCGAGCGCGCCTTTCCATGCGGACGATCCGCGCGCCCGATGTTGCGCCTCGGCTGATACGCCGGTATGGTGCACCAGGATTACGGTGCAGCCAAACTCCTGGATCAGCGCGCCGCAGGCGTCGAGCATTGTTTTGGTGTCCTGGGCCGAATTTTCATCGCCATCCAGGAAGCGGTGCAGCGTGTCCACGACGATGGCGGATGGCGTGACGGACAATGCCCGAATGGCGTCGGCTGTTTTTTGATAGCCGGCGGCGGTGTTGAGATCCAGGCCATGGCGTGACAGCCACATATCCAGGCTGCGCACGCCGTGGCGCTGTTTCCAGGCGGCGACGCGGCCACGCAGGCCGTGGTGTCCTTCGCCGGCCAGATATACCACCGGACCTGATCTGACCTTATGGCCATGCCATTCTGCAATAGCGCCTTTGCTGGCGATCGACAGCACCATGTCAAGGACCAGAAACGTCTTGCCGCCGCCTGATGGGCCATGGATCATAATGAGCGCATCGCTTTGTATCCAGCGCTTGATCAGCCATTTGATTGGCGCGGGCTGTTTCGAAAAGTCGTCAGCAGGGACCAGCCAATCATCGACCGGCGGGAATAGCAGACCGTGCAGGTCCTTGCCGGCCAGATGGTAATCGTTCGCATCTCCCAGATCGGGCGGCATAACGATCCGCGCGCCATGCTTGGCGGCGGCTTCGTCCGCCTTGTTCCGGCCAACGCCGCTGGCGTCATTGTCGGCCACAATGACAATGTCCTGCTGCGCGCCGTGGCGCTCGCGTAGCTGGCGCACTACCTCCGGCAGGTTGTTGGCGCTATAGGCGATGACGACTGGACGGTTGGCGACCTCCCGGATTGTGGCCGCAGTGGCGAAGCCTTCGGCGACAAATATTGTTCCGCCATCCAGATCGCCGAGTGTCCAGGAGCATCCGCGCGTGACAGCGCCGGAGTGGTAGCGCTTTTCATCACCGATATATTGCAGGCTGGAAAGGCTGCCGTCCTCCGCAAACAGCGGGACGATCAGACGGCCATCGCCGGTAGCGCGGGCGCCGTGCGATTGAATGCCTTTGCGCTTGAGGTAGGGATGATCGGCGCTGGCAGCAATTGCGCCGGCCCAGATGTCGGCAACGGTCTCGGCGGCGACCTCGGCCTTTCGCCTGCGCTCCTCATCGCGACGGGCCTTGGCCTCGGCCTGTCTGGCAATCAGGCGCATCTCCTCGGCTGGCGAGAGCTTGCGGCCTATGTCGGCGCGAAACACGACGTCGATCTGATCCCGCCAGCAGCCAAAGCGACCGGCGACGGGTTCGTCAGGAAATGCGACGTACCAGCCAGAATTGTCGCGAGATCGGCCTTTGGTCGAGAACCGATGCAAATTGCCATCGATCACGATATTCGACGGCGGGTTGATCCCAGCCGCAAGCATGGCGTCGGCAAGCTGGATCTCAGGCGGGTCGGCTGGCAGATCGGTTGGTATGCGGATTGGACCGCCAGGAAATTTAGCCATTATCGCGCACCCTATCGTCTACGAGCTGACCGTGCCGCTGGGCGTCGAGGAGTATACCGCAGCAGGCCATGACGTGGCCAAGGTGCGAGACGCCGCTTTCCGGGTCAAGATCCTCGACCTCCTGCCATGCCTTGATATGGCGGAGCATGGCATGGATATAGACCGACGCGGCCACCTGCTTTTCCCGCCAGTTCCACGCGCCATATTTATCGGCCCCTAGCTGATGCGCGCCGGCAGCAGCTTCCAGGGCGGCAAGCGGGATCAGGCCCAGACTTGGCTTCTGGATGCCGTAAATCGTTTTCGGGTTGTTATCCGGGAGGTCAGTCATCGGCCTTTAGCTCCCCTGCCGTGAGGCGCTCGATCTGGTATTGACGAAGCATTGGTGGGCGCTCACCCCATCGGTATATCCCATGCGGCCAAATCCCAATCGCGTTGGCTAGGTCTTTGATCGATCCAAAATGCTGGATCGCATCGGCGGTGGTCATTTTTTTCTCCTCATTGCTGATTTTTTTTGAACCTAGGTGTTGACGCGAATGCAGTCAATCCCTATATTCAACGTATGGCAACCGGAATAACCCGACCAGCCGCAAACGAGGAACTGAGACGATGACCTACAAAGCCGCGACATTTAACGGCCTAACCGTTACGGGAAAAGGCAACACGCTTACTGAGGCGAAAGCAGACGCCGAACGTAAGGCAGCGGAATTGGGAACTTGCATCAGGAAACAGGCGCGCTAGCGCCTCCCCCTTCCCCACCAGCCAAACGAAGGGAATTCCCCATGGCAATCAATCTACAAAACACCGGCTCGACCAGGGCCGGTAACGTCAAAGTTTTGGTTTACGGCCAAGCCGGAGCCGGCAAAACCAGCCTGATCCCGACGATGCCCAACCCGGTCATTCTTTCCGCTGAGGCTGGCCTATTGTCGATCCGCGAAAGCAACCTGCCGTTCATTGAGATCGACGGCATGGACACGCTGCGGGAAGCCTACAAATGGCTGACCGGCAGCGATGAGGCTAAGGCGTTTGATAGCGTGGCGCTCGACAGCATCAGCGAGATCGCCGAGGTCTGCTTGGCCACCGAAAAGGCGAAAAGCAAAGACCCGCGTCAGGCATATGGCGAGATGCAGACGACCATGGCCGAGGTCGTCCGCTCCTTCAGAGACCTGCCGCGGCATGTTCTGTTTACAGCCAAACTGGACAAAAGCCAGGATGAGATGGGGCGGATGCTCTATAGCCCGTCCATGCCGGGGCAGAAAACCGGCCAAGCGCTGCCGTATTTTTTCGATCTGGTGCTAGCCCAGCGGGTCGAAAAAGATAGCGACGGCAACATCCAGCGGGCTTTGATGTGCCAATCCGACGGGCTGTGGCAGGCCAAAGACAGGTCCGGGAAGCTGGACGCTTGGGAAGCGCCTGACCTGGGCGCGATCATCGAGAAAATCGGAGGATAAAATGAACCTAAATTTGGACACAGCCGCAGCCGAGTGGATCGCAGCCAAAGAAGCCGAGCGCGAGGCCGTCGAGCGTCGTCGAGCGCTGGAGGACCATATGCTTTCGCTGCTGGGCGTGCCGGACACGCTGGATGGTACGGCCAAAACCGAAACCGATGGCGGACACAAAATCAAAGTGGTCGGTCGGATCGGGCGCAAGGTCGATGGCGATCTGGCGCAAGAGATCGCGGCAGAGCATGGCTTGGAAAATTATCTGGCCAAGCTATTTCGCTGGAAGCCGGATCTCGATCTGGCCGTTTGGAAAGCAACCGACCCAGAGGTCACAACCCCATTTCTAAAGGCGATCACGAGCAAACCTGGTCGCCCATCATTCACCATCGAACAGGAGTAAAACTGATGGCATTTTTCACCAACACAATCAGCTTGGCGGATATTCCGCAAGACGATGAGCGCGGCCCCATGGAGCCGATCCCTGAGGGCGTTTACGACGTCGTAGTGCAAGGCATTGATTTGCGCACGACCAAGGCCGGAACGGGGCAGTATATGGCGACCCGGCTCGACGTCACAGGCCCGACGCATCAAGGCCGAGTGCTCTGGACCAACATCAACTTTGACAATCCTAACCCGACAGCGACGGCCATTGGCCTGCGTCAGCTTGGCGAGCTGATGAAAGCGGTCGGCGTCGATCCGGTTGACGACACCGACCAGTTACTGGGCGGGCGGTTAAAGGCGACGGTCACGATCAAGGATGACGTTCAATATGGCCGCAGAAACGAAGTGAAGAAGTTGAAAAGCGCTGCGCCGGATCGGTCGTCGGCACCGTTGCTGGACAAAGCCGCGCCAGCCAAGCCAGCGCCAGCCGCCAAATCGTCCAGCCCGCCGTGGGCTCGCTAACCAGGGAGCCGGGGCGAAAGCCCCGGTTTAGCTATGACAAAAATGCCTGACAGCATAGACCGCGTGGCTATGGCAATTGACGCCTACCACGAAAAACAAGCCGACCAACCGCGCCCGCACCTGGGCGCGTCTATCCTTGGCCATCATTGCGACCGCTGGATCTGGCTATCGTTCCGCTGGGCCGTCCGCGAGGAGATACCGGGTCGGGTACGGCGGCTATTCCGACGCGGCCACAACGAGGAGGCCATGATCGTCAAAGACCTGCGCGCCATTGGCGTCAACATCCGCGCAACCGAGTATGACCAGACCCTGATCGACTTTGGCACGCATATCGGCGGATCGGTCGATGGCATCATCGAAGGCGGCGTCCCTGGGGCCGAAGCGTCGCGGCACATTGCCGAGTTCAAGACGCACAACAAAAAATCGTTCGACGATCTGACCCGCAAGGGCGTGCTCGACGCCAAGCCTCAGCACTGGTGCCAGATGCAACTCTATATGCACGGCGCAGGCATTGAGCGGGCTCTTTATGTGGCCGTCTGCAAGGACGATGACAGGCTATACACCGAGCGGGTTAAGTACGATCAGGAGGCGGCGGAGACCCTATTAGACCGTGGTCGGCGACTGGCTCTGGCCGAGCGTATGCCTGACCCGATCAGCGCCGATCCAACGTGGTACCAGTGCAAATTTTGCCCAGCCCACAGTTTCTGCCACGAGCGCCGGCTGACCCAGGAGGTCAACTGTCGGACCTGCGCACGGTCTACGCCGACCGATGACGGCAAGTGGGCCTGCGCCCGGTGGGAGGCTGATCACGTTGAGGTTGAGCATCAGCGCACCGGCTGCCATGCGCATGTGCTGCATCCCGACTTAGTGCCATGGCCGATCAAAGACAGCGGCGACCCGAACGAAGCCGTCTATGTCATCGACGGTGTAGACGTTCGCAACGGCGAGGCCGACGCGTTCACGTTCTCCAGCCAGGAACTAATCGCTGGCGGTGAGGCTTGCGCGCGGCAGGAGGTTGGCGAGATCCGGCGGGCGTTCCCAGGCGCGACGGTGAAGGAGGTTCGCGATGTTACGCGACTACCAGCAGAGGGCGATTGACCAGCTATATGCGTGGTTCTCAGAGCATTCTGAGGGCCATCCATGCCTGGAGTTGCCGACCGGCTCCGGTAAGTCGCACATCGTTGCGGCGCTATGCAAGGACGCGCTTACTAGCTGGCCTGGAACGCGCGTCTTGATGCTCACGCACGTCAAAGAGTTGATCCGCCAGAACGCCAACAAGATGTTGGAGCACTGGCCAGATGCTCCGCTTGGCATCTATTCGGCTGGGCTCAATCGGCGCGAGATTGGCCAGCCGATCACGTTCGCCGGCATCCAATCGGTGCGGAATAAAGCCGACGACATTGGTCACATCGATCTGGTGATCGTGGACGAGTGCCACTTGATCAATCACAAACAGCAGGGCGGCTATCGCGAGCTAATCGACGATCTGACAGCCATCAACCCGGCGCTTCGTGTCGTGGGTCTGACTGCCACGCCATACCGGCTGGGCCACGGCCTGATCACCGACGAGCCGGCGCTATTCTCGGCCCTGATCCAGCCGGCGAGTATGGAGGAGTTGATCCACAAAAAATATCTGGCCCCGCTGCGATCAAAGCGGCCAGACATCCGCATGTCGGTCGAAGGCGTCCGCAAACGCGGCGGTGACTACCGCGAAGATGATCTGGTCAAGGCCCTGGAAAAATTCGACACCGAGGGCGCTGTGCATGAGGCGATGCGTCGGGCCAATCATTGCCAGTCGCTGCTGTTTTTTTGCACGGGCGTTGACCATGCCTATCAGGTGCGCGACACCTTGCGCGACCTTGGCGTGACTGCTGAGACAGTGGTCGGATCGACGCCAAAGGACGAACGCGACCGGATCCTGACTGCATTCAAATCCGGCGAAATCCGCGCAGTCACCAACGCCAACGTGTTGACCACCGGCTTTGACCACCCGGACTTGGACTGCATCGTATTTCTGCGACCGACCCTGTCAGTCAGCCTGTACGTTCAGATGGCGGGACGCGGGATGCGGATCAAGAGCCACACAGACCATTGTCTGGTGCTGGACTTTGCCGGGCTGGTGGCAACGCACGGGCCTATCACGGCGGTAGATCCTGGGCGCAAAGCCGGCACTGGCGATGCGCCGGTCAAGATTTGCGAGCATTGTGACGAGATCAACCCGTTGGCCGCCCGCGAGTGCATTGGTTGCGGCGAGCCGTTTCCGGCGCCTAAGAAGAAAAAATTTACGCTGGGCGATCAGGACATCATGGGGCCTGGGGCGCAAACGATGCCGGTCAAACGCTGGCGTTGGCGCACGCAAGTCAGCCGGGCCAGCGGCAACCCAATGCTGGCCGTGACCTATCATCAGGGGATTTTTGACCAAGGCGTGACCGAATATTTGACACTGGGTTATCCGGGCTATGCTGGGCAAAAGGCTGCGGCCACATTGGCCGAAATCGCCCGCAATTCTGGCGTCGATGCTGGGCAGCATATGGACCTGACCGAGATTGCTGGCGCGATGAACGCGGCCAAGCCGCCGGCATCGATCACTTACAAGCAAGACGGCAAATTTAATAGGGTAACGAGGCGGACATGGCAGACAGCGAGCATGTAGAACAACGACGGCTAGTGCAGTGGTTCCGACAGACATTTGCCGGCGTCCGCATATTCTCGATCCCGAATGGTGGCCACCGACACTTGAGCGTTGCGGCAAAGCTGAAGGCCGAGGGCGCTACGTCTGGCGTGCCTGATCTGTACGTCCCGCAGTGGCGACTGTGGATCGAGATGAAGAGATCCACCGGCGGCAGGCTGTCAAAAGCCCAGATCGACTGGATTGACTACCTGACCACGGTTTGTGGCGATGATGTTGTGGTTGGTTCCGGCTTCGACGATGCACGCGAAAAAATATTGGAGATTGCGCAGAAAAAAGGTTGACGTTTATCCGAAAAGGTTTACATTAAGGACATGGCAAACGGAATGAGCCGACCGCCACCAACCTGGAGGAACACCATGACCAAAATTGACACAATAGAAACGCTGACCGATTTTTTCGATAAATTGGATTTATTCGAAAAATACACCGTCAAAGAATTGCTGGAGCATTTCGTCTGCATTGACGGGGCTGTGTACGAGAGAGGAGATTTACACCAGTGCAAGGGCTGCGATGCTTACGCCCCAATCCAGGTCGATATGGGTCGATTCGACCATTGCCAGGAGTGCGAACATGAAAATGCTCTGTAATATCCTTGAGCTGGCGTGGCTCATTGCTGGCCTGTCCGTCTGCCTGATGTTCATCCTGTGACCGACACAGATGTTTTGATGGCCGTCATCCGGGTGCTGAAGGAACGGCACCCGGAAAAGCACTCGCCGACTTTGCAGGAGATTGCTAAGGCGCTTCGCATTACCAAACAAGCCGCTCACAAGCGCATCAAGGTTGCCGAGCGGCGCGGTTTTTTGGAGATCATACCGCGCAAGCACAGAGGGATCATCTTACTATGAAAAGATGGACTGAGGACGAGGTTGAGCATCTCAAACGCATGTGGCTTGCGCCGGGCCATACAGCCAGCGCGATTGCGCGAGAGATGCATCGAAGCCGAGAGAGCATAATTCGCAAGGCCCAATATCTGGATCTACCAAAACGGGTCGTAAATGCCGACGCCGTGCGCAAACACAAGGATGCCGTGCGAGAGATCGTTCGCGAGGGGTATGACCGTGGCCGCACTGTCGAAGAGATCGTCTGCAACCTATCTGACGCCGGCCACCAGATGACCAAAAACGCGGTCATCGGCCTAGCCAACCGCATGGGCCTGAAGAATAAAAAAGGACAGAAGTATCTGCCATACGGCACACCCCAGCCAAAGAACACAGAGGCGCAGGTGCGAAGCTGTCAGTGGGTCAAGCAGATCGACCCTGGCTACCCGCCAAAAGTCGAATACTGCCACCGGAAAGCCGGTGAAGGCGGTGTCTGGTGCGATCAACATCGAGAGATTGTGTACGTCAAACGAGAGGAGATGCCAAAATGGCTGCGAAAACTAGCGTCGGGATAACATGGCGACCTGAGCCCAAACCAAAGCGGCGCACCAAGCCTGCGCCGTTTAATCACCGCAAGAAAGTCGGGCCAAAATCCAAATGGAGGAAACGATGATCGAAACCAATGCCGCATGGCACGCCCACTGGCTAAAGATCGCCAGGGTGTATGCCGACCGCTCGAAAGACCCCAGCACCAAGGTTGGCTGCATCGCCGTCCGAGATCGAGCCCAGATCGCAGCCGGCTATAACGGCCTGCCACGCGGTGTCGTCGATCACCCAG